CGCCGAACTGCGCACCGCCCGCATCTGGGCGCTCGAGCGCAGGAGGCGGAGCTGATGCCCGCCATATTCCTGGGCGTCGTGCTGCTCCTCGCCGGGGGCAACGCCCAGATTTTCCCGGCCCTCTTCTTCTTCTGTCTTCCCGCTCTCATCCCCTGCGCGCTCGTCGCGCTTTTCATCGGAGGAACCAAGCAATGACCGACGACAACACCACCGCGCCCGTCACCATGACCCTGGCAGAGGAGCAGTCCGCCGCTCGCGCGGCCACGTTCGCGAGCATCGCCGCCGCCATCGTGGAGCTCGACAAGAGCTCGCGCACGGCGCTCGATGTCCCCGTGCAGCACCTGCACAGCGCGCACTGTCTGGCCGGCAACGCGCTCATGCACGCCCTGTTCATGACCGACCACGCGCGCGCGGTCGCGTTCTACGACCAACTGCGTGGGAAGGTGCAGCCGTGAGCCGCGTCGCTGAATCCCGGCAGCCGTGGGAGCCCGCCTCCCTCGCGGACTGGCTCGACTGCGAGCGCGCCCGCGTCTGCGAACTCCTGGGCGACCGCGTCGCGAACGCCGGCGGCAAGCTCGACGCCCGCGCCGAGCACCTCGTGCGCGTGGCGCAGGCGTTCGACTTCGTCGCGTGCGCCCCGCTCGGGCACCGCTCCACCGTTCGCGCCATCGCGGCCACCCTGCGCGCACGCGTCGCGGAGCTCGAGAAGGCCGGCTCTTCGCCGGAGCTGACCGAGGCGCGCGAATTCCTGGGGCACGTCGAGCGCATCCTTGACTGGACGCAGAACGGATGACGCCCAGGTTCCTCCCGCCAAAGCCCATCAGCGAGTCGACGCTCCGCGAGGTCGACGCGCGCTTGGACCGGCGGATCCGTGAACTCGAGGCGCAGGTGCATCGGCTCGCCGAACAGGTCGCCGCCCTGCACCTCGGGTCCACCTGCCACCCTGACTGGGTGAATCCTGGGAAGGGAAGCGTCGCTGCTGCGCGTCGCGCCTCGGTTGTCGAGGCGGTGCTCGCGGCGGCTGGACCCAAGGGCATGAACCTGCCCGAGCTGTCCGCATACCTGCACATTCCCATGACTCGGCGCGACACGCTGTTCGCCGACCTCTCGTATCTGATTCAAGAAGAACGCGCCGAGCGCGTGCCGACCCGCGCCAAGCGTTGGCGCATCAAGGAGCAATGACCATGGCCAAGACCAAGACCGCCCCCACCGTGACGACCATCGACCCGCAGCACCCGAACCTCGCCCTCTGGGAGAGCGTCCAAGCGACGGACCCGGACTACACGAAGAGCTTCAGCCGCTCCGGTGGATTCCGGGGGACCGCGATCAATCACACCTACCAACAGAAGAGGGCCACCCAGGCCTTCGGCCCGAAGGGGCTGGGCTGGGGCTCGCGCATCATCGACGAGCGGTACGCCGAGGGTGCGCCCATCGTCCACCCGCAGCACGGTGTCATTGGCCGCGAGGTCATTCACGTGGTGCGCATCGAGCTTTGGTACGACCTCGACGTGCGTGGCAAGGACGGCATCTTCGACACGAAGCGCGGCAGCGTCGAGGCCTTCGGTCAAACGCAGTTCGTTGGCAGCAACAAGCACGGGGTCTACACGGACGAGGAGGCTCCGAAGAAGAGCCTCACGGACGCGGAGAGCAAGGCGCTCGCATCCCTCGGCTTCTCGGCGGACGTTCACCTCGGACTCTTCGACGACTCGAAGTATGTCAACGACCTGTCCGCCCGCGTGGCCGAGGCGGAGAAGCCCAAGGGTCCGAGCCTCGCCGAGCTGACCGCCAAGGTCGAAGCGGCGTCGAGCCTCGACGAGCTCAAGGCTGCCGTCGCCCAGGCTGCCGCCCTCAACGACGCGGACCGCACGACCCTGCGCGCCAGCTACACCGCCCGCAAGGCGGCGCTCGAGGCTGCGTCGTGAAGCTCCCGATCCTCTCCGCCTCCTCGACTCGGCGGTGGCTGGCCTGCGCTCTTAGCGCCCAGTTGCCCCAGGACGAGGGGGAGAAGCATCCGAGCGCAGCAGTGGGCACCCGATTCCACGAGCTCGTGGAAGGGGCCGTCACGGCCCGGCAATGGCCCGACATCGACCCGCTCGAGGAGCACATGGCGCCCGCCCTTCGGGCTACGCTCGACTGGTTCGCCACCGTGACCCCGTCCGGGAGCGAGACGATCCTGGCGGAGCAGGCCTACGACCTCGCGCCGCTCGGCACGTACGTGAAGGGCTCCGCGCGCGAGCCCGCATGGCGGGACACCATGGTCTGCGAGCGACTGCCGAAGACCGGGCACCGCGACTACCCCGCCGCGCCCGGCCACGTCTACGGCACGGCGGACATCGTCATCCTCGACAAGGGTCACGCCCACGTCATCGACTGGAAGACGGGGCGCGCGAGCGAGGACCACGAGCCGCAGCTCAAGACGCTTGCGCTCATGGTCGCCGAGGCCGAGCACGTGCAGCACGTCACCGCTTCGGCGGTCTACGTGAACCTGCAGACGGCCAAGGTGAAGGCGCAGACCTGGGTGTTCGACTCGTTCGACCTGCACCTGCATGCGGGCGCCATCACCGGCCTCGCGCGCACGCTGCTCGACAAGCGCACGCCGGACCCCGCACCCGGCAAGTACTGCTTCTTCTGCCCGGCTGTCGGGTGCCCCGAAAAACTCCGGGGCTCACGATGACCACCACCTTCCGCGGCATTGCCTGCACTGCCGACGGCCAACCTTTCATCCTCACCGAAGAACACGAGAAGACCATGAACGACGACACCCTCCGCCGCATCGAGCAGAAGCTCGACGAACTTCTGAAGATTGCCAAGGCCACGCCCACGGCGACGGTCGACTACAAGAAGAAGACGGTCGACGACGCTGACCTCGACGGCAAGTACGGCAACCCCGAGGTCCGCATGATTCCGAGCAAGTGGCACGGCCAGGACTTCAAGGGCTGGAAGTACAGCGACTGCCCGCCCGAGTTCCTCGACGAGCTCTCCGGCATGCTCGACGCCATCAGCCGCAAGCAGGCGCAGGACCCCACCAAGGCCAAGTACGCCGACTGGTCCGCGAAGGACGCTGCGCGCGCTCGAGCCTGGGCCGAGCGTCACCGCAAGAACGGCACCGGCCCTGTGCTCGTGCCGCCGCCCGCCGTGGACTGGGATGGTCCGTCCTCTGGTGATACGTCCGACGCTGACTTCCCGTTCTGAAAGGAGACCACCATGCGCATCCTCATCGCCCTCGCCCTCGTCATCCTGTCCGCGAGCTCGGCTCCCGCCGCGCAGCCGCAGGCCTCCCGCTGCCTCGGATACCCGCCCTTCTGCCCGTATGGGCAAGCGCCCCTGTGCGTGTGCGAGAACGACCTCTCGTACAACTGCATCTGGATGTGCGCCTCGACGCGCTGACCAGAACGAAGCGCCGGGCCCCGCACACGTCATACGGGGTCCGGCGTTTCAACCCATGACCATCACAGGAGATACCAGTATGCCCGCGAACCCCCTTCAAATCCACATTCTGATCACGAGCGACTCCGGCCGCACCGCCGAGCGCACCTACCTGCGCGACGAGGACGGCTGGGCCATGCTCAGCCGGCTCACGAGCACGGACGGGAACTCCATCGAGGAGCAGGAGCGCACGCTCGAGTGCACCAACGAGGCGCTCATGGACGCGATGTTCGCGGTCCACTCGGCCTTCGGCATGATGCGCGAGGACGGCGACGCCCCCATCCCGGCGCTCGTGCCGGTCGACACCCGCCCCCAAGATCCTGGGGTGATGAACTGATTGCGCGCCGCGTCCACCCATGGCAGAAAGAACTTGCCCCCGGACCGCTTGCAACGATCCGAGGGCGGCACAATCCAGGGCAAGAAACAGGATAGCGTGGACCCCTCCACCTGTCGAGTGCCTTGCCGCATTCCAGGTGGAAGAACAGGCGAACGATGATCCCGTGGTTTCAGTGCACCGTCTTCGAACTCAAGGCCATCGTCCGGCTGCCAGCCGCGCTGCGCACCCGCGTCATCGAGGCTCGGGAGCACCAGCTTGCACGTGAACTCGACGTGCTCCCCGGCTTCACCGATGACGAACTTTCCGACCTCGAACGTCGTGGCGTTCAAACAAATCTGCGATCGCTCTGCCCACGCCTTCTCTCTGACCGCGAGAGGCAAAGCCGCACAAAAACCAAGACTCCAGAGAATCTCTCACGTGAGCCTCACGTTACTCTCACGACTGATGAACGTGACTCTCACGCACAGAGAAGAGAAGAGAAGAGTAGAGAAGAGAAGACAAGAGAAGAGGAGAAGGATGTTGCGCGTCCTCCGCGCAAGCCCCGCCAGCCGTCCAAGGGGAAGCTCGCCCTGGCAGAGTTCAACGCTGCCGTCACGGCTGTCACCGGTTCCCCGTCCTGCGTGACCGGCATGGCCAACGAGACCCGAGCCGCCGCCTTCGCCGATGCCATCGCTGCAGCAGGCGAGACCATGACGGACGCCGTGAGACGCAGGCACGGGCTCGGCAAGAGCCTAACGCTGCACTGGATGATGAACGACTACGCCGGAGACCGCGTCGCGAAGCGCGCCGTGAACACCGGCAACAACCTGCGGCAGCCCCACCCGCGCAGCATCCCTACGGATCCAGATGAGGCCAGGAAATACTGGCTGGGAGAGGAAACCAATGAGCCACGATACGATTTCGGATGACCCGCTCGCGGACATGATCGCCGCGACCATGCAGGCCTCGCTCGCCGCCATGCAGCAGCCAGCTGCGCAGCCGGCCCCGCCTCCGCCCGTCACGCTCGACGGGCTGCTCGAGAGCCAGGGCGCGAAGTACCTGCCCGAACGCTACCGCCCCATCGTCTCGTCGGTGCTGGCCAAGGGCGTCCCCGGCTCGATGCTCCCGCTCATCGAGCACCTGCTCGTCCGCGACGGACGCACCCCGTTCGTCGTCCTCATCGGCCCGACGGGCGCTGGCAAGACGACGCTCGCGCTGACCTTGCCGCTTGCCATGGCGCTGCACCTCGGCGAGCGCCGCTTCGAGCGACCGATGTTCGTCCACGCCGACGACGTGTGCGCAGCACGCCGGTTCGCCAAGCTTGGCGACGAGCCCGAGCTCCTGTCGAAGGCTCGCACGAAGCGCCTCGTGATCATCGACGACGTCATCGGCCAGAAGGACGAGGCCGGGGATCTCTACCGCGTCATCCGCCACCGCGAGGAGAACGCCATGTCGACCATCATCACCGCAGGCTTCGGCCGCGCCGATGCTGCTACCTCGTACGGCGAGCAGTTCGCACGACGCATGTTCGCTGGTATCTCTCACATCGTGGGAAAGAAGTGAATGAGCTGGCTCTTTTCGCGGGCGCTGGTGGCGGCATCCTCGGTGGACACCTGCTCGGGTGGCGCACCGTCTGCGCCGTTGAGTACAGCCCCTATGCCGCAGGCGTACTGGTCGCACGCCAGAACGACGGCAGCCTACCGACTTTCCCGATCTGGGATGACGTCCGTACCTTTGACGGACGACCTTGGCGCGGCCGTATTGACGTGGTGTCTGGAGGCTTCCCTTGCCAGGACATCTCTTCCGCCGGAAGTGGCGCCGGTATCGCCGGAGAGCGCAGCGGCCTATGGCGAGAGATGGCGCGCATCGTCGGCGAGGTTCGACCCCGCTTCGTCTTCGTGGAAAACAGCCCGCTCCTTGTTCGCCGAGGCCTTGCCGTGGTCCTCGGTGACCTTGCCACGCTGGGGTATGATGCGCGGTGGGGAGTGCTGGGAGCGCGACATGCCGGAGCTCCCCACAAGCGAGATCGAATCTGGATCGTTGCTGCCGACGCCGACGGCGCAGGCGTACGGAGCGCGGAACAACGGGAAGCGCGGGGACGGCACGAGCTTCAAGACAGCGGGCGCCCCGTCGCTTTCAACCATGGCCAGGAAGAACACGTGGCCAACGCCGACGGCGGGCGACGCGAAGAGCTCGGGCTCAAGGAACACGGCCAACAGCAAGGCGCATCCTGGCATCAGCCTGACGGATGCTGTAAGGAACGACGGCGGGACGGGAAGGACCGAGGGTGGTGGGCCGCTGAACCCGACGTGGGTCGAGTGGCTCATGGGGTGGCCGCTCGGGTGGACCGACTTCGAGCACTTGGGAACGGACAAGTTCCGAGCGTGGCAGCACTTGCTTGGTGCATGCTCACCAAAGGTGTCGAGCCCACCCGCGGCGGCAGGTGAGCCCGACGTGGCTGACCCTAGTGGGGGAGGAACCAAGAACAGCCGGGACGCATGATACACGAGGACAACATGAGCGCACTCAAGAAAGCCATCAGTCTGAAGAAGGTCCACAAGAACCCCAAGGGCGGTCTCTCCGAGGCTGGCCGCAAGGCGTACAACCGGGCGACCGGGTCGAACCTCCAGCCGGGAGTCCGGGGCGCCGCCGACACACCCACCAAGATGCGCCGCAAAGGGTCCTTCCTGGCCCGAATGTTCTCGAACCCTACCGGAGGGGCGGTGAAGGACGGAAAGCCCACCAGGAGGGCGCTGAGCGCCGCTGCGTGGGGTGAGCCCGTGCCGAAGACTGCGGCTGCCATGGCCGCCCTTGCCGCCAAGGGTCGGCGGATGCTCGAGAAGTACAAGGCGATGAAGAAATGACTTGGCAGGAAAAGCTCGCGGGGAGGCGCGTCATCGCCAGCGTAAGCGGCGGGAAGGACTCGGCTGCGCTCAGCCTCTGGCTCAAGGAGCAGGGCATCGAGCACGAGCGCGTCTTCCTCGACACCGGGTGGGAGCACCCCGACACCTACGAATACCTGCGCGGTGACCTCGAGCGCGCGCTCGGACCCATCACCTGGGTCACGCCACCGCGCCAGATGGAGGAGCTCGTGCTGCACAAGGGCATGTTCCCCTCGAGGATGCAGCGTTTCTGCACGCAACTCCTCAAGGTCAAGCCGATGGCCAAGCACATCTCCGCCTACCAGGACGAGCACGGCGAGGTCGTCAACGCCGTCGGCGTCCGGGCTGCGGAGAGCGAGGCCCGCTCGAAGCTCCCCGAGTGGGAGTGGCAGGACGGGTTCGACTGCGAGGTGTGGCGCCCGCTGCTTCGGTGGAGCGAGCAGGACGTCATCGACATGCACACCCGCCATGGGCTCCGGCCGAACCCGCTCTACCTCAAGGGCGCGACCCGCGTGGGCTGCTGGCCCTGCGTGTACGCGAAGAAGGACGAGCTGCGCCTCATGCAGCAGATCGACCCTACCCGCGTCGACAAGCTGCGGGAGCTCGAGGGCCTCGTGACGCTGAAGGCCAAGGCTCGCGCCGAGGCCAAGGGCGAGACGCTCAAGAACAACCCAGGGTGGTTCCAGGCCAAGACCGGGTACGGGCGCGAGTGCTGGCCCATCGACGACGTGATGAAGTGGTCGCTCACCGGCCACGGCGGCAAGCAGTACGAGCTCTTCAGCGCCGACCCTCACGAGCAGGGGTGCGTGCGCTGGGGGCTTTGCAACACGGAGGAACCAAATGGCTAGGAAGAAAGCGATCATGCAGTCGGTGAAGGCTGCGCGGGACGTGCCGAAGCTCGACCGCCCGCTGCTCCCGACGCGCACGAGCAGTCACGACGTGGCCGTCGAGGCGGTCGCGAAGCTCATGTACGCCGGGCAGTGGTCCGGCGACAGCCGCGAGCGGACGTTCAAGGAGCTCGGCTGCAGCCGCGCCGCCATGGACAAGTACGAGCGCGAGGCCCAGCGTCTCGTGCGCATGTCCATGAAGCACAGCACCAAGGCGTTCGACCGCCTCGCGGGCGTGCTCAACGAAGTCATCGACCGGAGCCTCGAGGACGGCGACCTCAGGACCACGGTCATGGCAGCCGGGAAGCTCGCCGACATCACCGGCCTCAACAAGCAGGTCGTGGAGCACCGCGAGGGCGACAAGCTCGAGGAGTTCCGGCGCCGCGCTTTGGCTGGAGAAGATCCCGTCGAGCTTGCAAAGGAAGCAACGAACTTCCTACTTGGTGTCGAATCGGGTATGTATCAGTGATGCGAGCGGTGCCGCTGACTTTGAAGGAAGCAAATTCCCTGGTGGCGGAGTTGCACCGTCACCACAAGCCAGCGCAAGGCCACCGCTTCAGCATCGGCGCGCAGCTCGATGATGGCACGCTCGTGGGCGCGATCATCGTCGGACGACCGGTAGCCCGCGCCGTCGACCAGTACCGCGTCGCGGAGGTCACCCGCCTCGTGACCGACGGAACAAAGAACGCTTGCTCGTTTCTCTACGCAAGGGCCGCGCAGGCGGCGAAGGCGATGGGGTTCGACAGCATTCAGACTTACACGCTCGCGAGCGAGCCCGGCGCATCGCTTCGCGCAGCCGGGTGGGATTGCGAGGGTTCGCCAAGACCCAATGGTCGAGGCTGGAACAGCAGGGATGGTCGAAGGACGGACCAGCCCACCGAGACGAAGATACGCTGGAGAAAGACACTAGGAGGAACCAATGGCCAAGAAGAGAATCACCGTCGAGGAGCTCGACATCCCGGACTTTGCCCACGAAGTGAAGGGCGGATACCAGACGGCGGTCTGGATTGACGGGCACTGGGAGATGCAGGTCCACATCTACGCGCCGGTCATGCCGAGCCCCCGGCCTCGCGTGACCTCGCGCGGCACCTTCATGCCGTCGGACTACCGCAAGCACTGCGACAAGCTCGCGTGCTCGCTCGCGTTCGCGCGCGGGTGGTACGAGAGCAAGGCCGAGGAACGCTGGCCGTCCGAGTTCCACATGGCCGTGAAGATGTCGTTCTTCACGCCCGCCCCCAAGGGCGACTGCGACAACCTCGCCAAGACCATCCTCGATGCGGGTCAGCTCCACCGCGGCGACAAGCCCGGCGCCGAGCTCTGGCGCAACGACGACCAAGTCTGGGAACTGCAGGTCTCGAAGCTCCCGTCCGACGAGCCGAACTTCTACCTCACCATGCTGCGCATTCGCGCGATGGGGGTGTGACCATGAATAGCACCTTCAAGATCTGGCTCGAGCCCGGCACCGACGCCGTCATGCGGCGCTACTGCCACGAGACCCGGACCCCCATCAACCAGTTCATCAAGTTCGCCATCGGCGCCATGTGCGCGCGGCTCACGAAGGCCGACGTGTTCGACGTGCCGTCGCACTCCCAGATCTACGGGCGGCTCTCGGAGCAGAGCATCACCGTGCGCCTCACGAAGAACGAGCGGAAAGCCATCGAGAGGCTCGCCGCTCGCATCATGATGTCCGAGAAGCGCAGCTTCTCCAGGCTCATCCGGTTCGCGGTCACCCGCGCTTGCCAGCAGATTTCTTTTTCCGACGACTCACATCGAGAGCAATCGCCAGCGCCTGCTTGCGAGGGTAGCCCTCCTCCTTGAGCTTCGTCAGGTTCTTGCCGATGTTCTTCTTGCCGGGCTTCATGGGCATGGCGTTCCTCGCTGCTGCGGTCTTCGCCGCGATCTTGGTGGGTTGAGGGGAGAACTGCTTGCCAGCCGCGGTGTCCTCGCGCTTCTTGCGGGACGTCGCGGCGTACTCGGCGTCGCTCAGCGACTCGCGCGCCTTGCGTGGCAGGTACCGCTCGCCCGTAGCCTTCGGCCCCTGGGTCGACGGCTTGCCGGACTTGGTCCCCCAGTCCTCCTTCGTCCACTTCGACAAGGACTTCTGTGCACCCGTCTTCGGCCCGCTGTAGCCGCCGCCCGCCGCCTCGTATTCCTGGGCCAGGAGCTGGGCTTTACGGGCCGACCACTGGCCGGGCTTGCCGCCCTTGCTGCCAGCCATGATGCGGTCCTTGATGCGCTCCCTGAGCTTCGCGTTCGTGTACGCCATGGCTGCTCCTACAGCATGATGACGCCGGGCAGCTGGACGCCCTGCAGTTCTCGAGTGTAGCGCCGGGCGATGGAGTTCACGATCTTCGTGTACTCCTCCTCGCTGGCCGTGAAGTAGCCGCGCTTCTTCAGCTCGCGCACGTAGCCCGTGGCGTCACCCTTCTTCGCGGCCTCGACAGCAGCGGGAAAGCGCCGGAACAGCAGCGCCAGGTGGTCCTTCGCAGCCGTATCGAGATCGTCCCACGAAGCGAAGCAGTTCATCGACTGCTTGCCAGAGACCTTCACGGTCTTGAACTGGTCGTCCTGCTTGAGCACCGTCACCTCGCCCGGCTTTGCCGAGGCGATGAGCTGGTCCGCCGCCTTGTGCGGCAGGCGCTCCGTCGTCGTGAAGTAGCACCAGTCGTTGTCTCCGTGCTTCTTGGCGCCGCCCAGGTTGTAGTTCATCACGGCCTTCCAGTGGCCGGTCTCCAGGGCGCTCTGGGCGTGGAGAATGTGGAGAACCTTGCGGTCTGGGGGAGAGCCGGTGAGCAGTTGCCACGCGGTCCCCAGGGCAAGGAATACTTGCTCGGGAGTCACGGGCGTACGCCTAGTCGGCTTCTCGACTCCCATCAATCTTCCGTGCCTTCGAGGCGACGTAGCTCCGCGAGCTTCTTCTCAGCCTCGCTCGGTCCGGCGAGAATGGTCTTGGCCGGCGGCACGTCCTCGAAGAGGCGCGCGAGAAGATCTGGCGCGTTCTTCCCAAGCCACTCCAGCACGTACTTGAGCACTTCTTCGGCGGTCACCTTCACGGCCCCTCCAGCTTGATGAGCACGGTCTTCAGCTCTCCATAGACCTGGACGCAGGCCTCCGCCTCGTCCTTGGTCTTTGCCTCGTCGGCGCACCGCTTGTCGCCGTCTTTGACCGCGAGCGCGACGTAGCGGACGTAGCTCTGGGCGGGAGCCAGCCTCTGCGACGAAGGCCAGCGGACAGGGCAACAGCCCACAGCCGCAGCAGCAAGAGCCAGAAGCACCAGCCGTTTCGCATGACCATAGGCATAGGTCATTGTTTCTCTCCCGCGACGAATTGACCAATGGCTTGCACCATCTTCACAGGGTCGAGCCCCGTAGCCCGGAGGAAGCGGGTGAAGGCTGCACGCCGGGGGCTCCGGTCGTTCAGCTCCACCCACTCCTCGGGCGTACGGGTGCGCAGGATGATGTTCAGGATGCCCGTGATGGCAGGCCAGATGAACACCGCCCAGAGTTGCACCTTGTCGTTCATGGCGTAGGCCCGATGTGGAAGTGCTTGGCCACAGCGCCCATGATGGCGCTGGCGATGGCCAAGAATACGAGCTTGAGCACGGCATCGGTGCCCATGTTCGCCTTCTGCCGGATGGTACGGGCAAAGCGCAGGTCGTCGCGGAAGGCGTCCACGCTCTCCTGGTCGTCGGTGTCGACGCCGAGCTTTGAGAACGTCTCCCGCACGGCCTCGTGAGCCGCGGCCTTTGCGATTGCTGCGCTGTCCGTTGCCATGTCACGCCTCCGGGGGCTGAGTGTCTGCGACCTGCGCCGGCACCTGCTCCGCCACGAGGCCGAGCTTGGGGCCGAGGAGCGTCAGCGCCTCGTGAATGAGCGCGCTTTCGTGGATCTCGTACGCGCCGCGGGCTTGGCCCTTGGCGAGCGCCTGCACGAGCACCTGGGCGGCTTGGGCTTCGGAGAGGGCCATCAGACGGGCTCCTCGACGGTAGCCGGCGCGTCGGCGGGCGCAGGCTCCGGCGTCGGCTCGGGAGCGGGCGGGGCGGGCGGCGGTGCCCACGGCAGCGGCGGCGAGACGGTCGGCGGGTTTGCCTGGTCCTCGACGCCCTTGACCGCGTAGCCCTCGACGGTGAGCCTTTCGGCTCCAAGTCCGTCGAAGACCCATTGGAGCACCTGCGCTTCGGTGAGCTGGTCGTAGGGCGTGAACGGCGTTCCAGCCTGCCACGTCACGCCGATGGATCCTGGCACGGCGCTCGTGAACGTGCCGTCCGTCGCGGTGCAGCACCACGCGACCGAGAACACGACGTCCGTCTCGCCAGCCTGTTGCGGGTATGCGGTCATGACAGTGACCGCCCATGTGATCGTCATCATGCGAGCGTGACCTTCTTCCATGCGCCGTTGTAGACGTAAAACTGGTTGTTCGTGGTGTCGTAGTACATGGGCACGCGTCCCGAGACAGCCGTAGGCGTTCCGGTCGGAGCGCCAGCCGCAGCGGGAATGTAGAAGAATCCATTCGTCATGCCCGTGGTTCCGGACGTGCCGTAAATGTTACCGTTCGAGTCGATGCGGGCGCGTTCGGTGGCAACCGTCGAAAAGAGCAGGTTGCCGCTTTCGCATCGGAACGCCAGATCCGCTGCCGCCCCACCCGTCACGAGGCCCGAGCCCGTGCCGATGTAGCCGAGCGTCGTGCTAGTCGAGCGACGAAGCTCCATCCATGCGTTTGCGCTCGACGTGGCAAAGATGCCCGTGGTCGTACCGGTGCCGAGCGTGTGCAGGATAGCGCCCGGACTCGCCGTGCCGATGCCGACGTTGCCGGCGGGGTCAATCCCCATCTTGGTCGCGGTCAGCAGTTGCGCGTCCGTGTAACCTGCCGGATCGATGGCAAATCCGAGGCGGATCGTACCACTGCCAGCCCAAATCACGTGTTCGTTTACGCCATCCCGGTACAGAGAAAATGCTGGCGCATTGTTCGCGGTTCCAACCGTTCGAACGCGGAACGTTGTCTGCGTTGCACTCGACGATCCGGTGGTCACAAGAGCGGTGCTGTTCTGTGTAATGACCGAATCCCCCAACGTGCTCGGCCCGGTCCAGCGGGGGATCGTGTTCGTGGTGCCGGTGCCGCCGATAGGAGGACCGCCAGCGGCAGTCCCGTTTACAATCATGTCTGGGGCGCCCATGTCAGTTCCCCACCACGCGAACGTCGAGCGTCGCGGCAAGAACGCCAAGGTAGAGCCCGGTGCCGTCGCGCACGTCGAACCGTTGCGACATGCCAGGCGGAACCTCCCACGCCGTTGCAGCGTTGCTCGCGTTGCACGGTTGTCCGGCATAGTCCTGATCGCCCACGTAGAGCGACACGGTGCTCGACGGGTTGCGAATCAGGATGCCCTGCGTGTACGCGCTGTCGAGGCAGCGCGCCGGAAGCGTGGACAGCACCACGACGGAGCCAGGCACCGTGGCCGTGCTCGCGGTCGTTGCGTTCTCAAGCTGCCGAAACGTCGTGTCGACGCGTGCCGCGTACGTATGGGTGCGCGACCCAAGCCCTGTTCCGATTCTCGTCATGGTGTTCTCCTTGCCTGTCGTATCCCCGGCCTGATGCCGGCATGAGTCTTAGTTCCCGGACGGAGGCCCGAGCTCCACGTTGCCCGCGATGTTGCTCTTGCCCGGTGCGGGCGGACGCCCTCGAGCCGCAGCGACCTCGCTCTTCGGCGTCACCGGCTGCTGGAACTGCATCGTCGACCCGCTGATCTGCTGCAGCATCGTGAGCGGCAGCGTCGTCCGCATCAGGAACTTGTCCTTCATCATGATCTTGAAGAGCGGAGCGAGGTTCGCCACGGTCTTCGGGTTCTCACGGTGAAGCACCTCGACGGCGCGCTTCAGGTTGTCGTAGCTCTCCGGCGACACGCGCTGCAGCATGTCGACGTCTTGCTGGCGCAGCGTCCCCTGCTTGATGAAACTGGCCAGGAGGTCAGGATTCTTGAGCACGGCCACTGACCTAGCAAAATCCTGGGCGTCTGCGCCATTGGAAGTCATCGGGCGCTTGCGCTCGAGGTAGTCGATGGCGGCGTTGAACCGGTTCCGAGCGTCCTCGAGGTTGCGCCCGTCCACCACGCCCGAGCGCGCGATGCGGTCGAACGCCTTCTCTGCCGCTGCACGGTCCTGCAGGATCGAGTCGATGTAGGCGTTGGCCTCGGGGACCGAGAACGTGTAGCCGCTCTTGGTCTGCGAGGTGCGGGCGACCTGCGGCGTCAGGCGCTCGAGCGCGCTCATCGCGTTGCCCGTCGCCGTCCAGAAGCGCACCGGGTTCATCATGGTCGAGGCAGCCTTGTAGAGCCCCTTCTTGCCACCCATGGCCGCCATGGTGATGCCGATGAGGGTCGTGCCGAGACCGCCGCCCATGAGGCCCATGACGGTCGTACCGCCGCTCAGGGCCGCGAGCAGGTTGTCCGGCTCGAGCGCCTTCTGCGCGAAGGTCTTGTTCGCCTTGGCGATGTCGGCGAGGAGCTGCTTGCCCTCGGGCGAAGCGCGGAACGCCTTCATCGACTGCTCGAAGATGCGGAGCTCGTCGAGCGGCACGAGCTGCTGCGAGCGCGCCGCGTTCTTGATAAGGTTCCGCTCGCCAGCCGCCGTGAGCGCATCGAGCTCCTGAGCCACCGCCTTGTGCTCGTCGCGCAGGACTTCGAGCTCCCCGCGGAGCTTCTGCTTCTCCGCGATCTCGCCCTTGAGCCCGGTGACCTTGGCGTCCAGTTCGCCCATACGAAACGCACGCCGCTGCTGCGCGAGGGTCTCGCGGGCCATGCGCACGTTCTCCGCATGGATGGCGCGCTGCTCGGCCGTAGCCGCGCGGTCCTGACGCAGCGTGGCGCGGTCCGACGCAAGGCTCTCGCGCGCGCTCGTGACCTCGTCGTACGCCGTGCGCGAGCGGTCGATCTTCTCCTTGATGTCCTCGATGCGGTCCGACAGCGCCTGCTTGCGGGCCTCGCTCTTCTGCGAGCGCAGCGTCTTGGCCAGCGTCTGGCGCTCCTTGACCAGCGCCTCGCGCTTCGCCGCGATGTCCGCGAGCTGCTTGTCGAAGTTCTGGATGAGGCTTTCCTGCTGCCCGAGGACCGTGCGCAGGCCGATGGTCTCGGCGGGCGTGGCGCCAACGAGCGTGCGCGAGGGCGCCTCGACTGCTGGAGCAGCCGCCTTGACCGTCGCCTCCTCCGCAGCCACTGCCGCCTCGCGCGGGGTGATGCGGTACTTCTCGGCGATGTTCATCGCCTTGCCGAGGTCGGACTCGATGATCTCGCGAGCCGCCATGTCGGTGGTCGCCTGCGCCTTGATGGCGTCGTAGGCCTCCTTTCCGACGATGTCTTCGATGTCCTTCAGCGCCTGTACGATGCCAGGGATGCGCTTCGGACGACCGCCCAGCGCGCCGCTGCGGAGTTGACGGACATCGGGAGCGATCTCGGCCACCGCCTTGACGTACGCTGCGTTCTCGGGCGACAGGCGCCTGAGAAGCTCCGGGTGCCGGAAGGCCTCGGCGAAGATGGACGCCTTGATCTTCTCGGGAGCGCCGGTGGCCTTGCTGACCTTGAGCTGCGTCGCGAAGCCACGCTCGGCCGCGATCATGTCTTGGACGATCTGGCGGAACTCTTCTGGCGCAGCCTCCCCGCTGCGCAGCGCGGCGAGGGTGAACTCGCGGTGGCGGGCGCTGCTCTTGATGCCAGCCTCAGCGAGGGCGTTGTCGACCTCGATCTGGGCGGCGGTGCGGACGTTCGCGTTGCGCGCCACGCGAGCGGCGTACTTCTGCGCATCCTCTGCGCTGATGCCAGCGGCCTCGGCAAGCTGCTCGCCGGACGACTTGAGCTTCGCGAGCGTGCGGTCGTACTGGCCAACGGCACGAGCGCGAGCGCGAGCAGCCGTCGCCTCCTCCACGGCAAGCGCCTGCAGGTCGAGCCCCTTCTGTGCAAACTCCCCGAGCGTCTTCTCGCCGTCGCGCAGGGCGCCGAGCGTCTCGATGTACGTGTCGAGGCGGCTCTGGAGCGTCGCCTCGCGAGCCTCCTGCCCAACGCGGCCACGCACTGCGGCGAGGGCCTCCTGCGTCTGGGCGGCCTTCTCCTCCATCACCGTGATCTGACGCTGCCACGCGCGCTTGTTCAAAGCCGTCGACTTCACGGCGTCCGCGAGATCGGTGTGGAACTGCTCAAGCGACCGCGCGTCGCCGAGTTGGCGATCTGCGTTCGCGAGCGTCTTCGTGAGCTTCTCGATCTTCGAGCCGACCGCCTTGAGCCCGGCGTCCGCCGAGGAGAAGCCCTTCTCCTTCACCTTCTCCGCCGTCGCGTTCCAGCGATCCGCGATGCCGCGCACCTCGTCCGCCTTCACGAACGCGTCGTCGAGCATGGTCTGGAAGCGTTCGTCGTACGCCGCCTGCGCCGCCTTCTCCGGGGTCGTGGTCGCGAGCGTGCGCTCTGCATCGGTCGCAGCGCCTCGAGCGCGACGCGCGCCAGCCGCGAGCGTCGGCATCAGCGCGCCGATGGTGCCGCCCACGACGGCTCCGCCGGCCGCCGCTTCGAGCGGGCGAGCCTCTCGCTGCTCGATGGCCGCCTGCGTGATCTCCGAGCCCGCGCCGTACCCTGCGCCGATGGCAGCCTCGCGAGCCGCCGAGCGAAGCGCCGTCTGCCCGAGCGTACGCGCAGCCGCGCCCTCTGCAGCCGCACCGCCCGTGAGCGCCGTGGCCGCACCGAGCCCGAGCATCTCGCCCGCGCCGATGGTCGAGAAGATCCCGCCGCCTCGAGCGGCTTCGAGCTGCGCCAGGGTCTCCGGCTTGACGAGCCCGGCCTCGATGAGACCCTTGCCGCCAAGGCCCAGGGTTGCCCCTTGGAGGGCTCCGTAGCCAAGACCCGCAGCGAGACCAGCCCCGCCACCGAAACGCTCTTCTGCGCCCCTCTGGAAGGCCGCCTGCGACCCCTCAAGTCGAACGTCGAGACCACGGTTCAAGGTGTCGACGACGCGCTCGAGCGGGACCTCGGTCGCCTTCTCGTCGCCAAGGGTCACACGCTGACCAGGACGCGCACCGAACCCGCTCCGCAGAAGCGGAACGACCTGCTCCTGCGGGACGGCAACATCTTTGCCTTGCGGGTCGACGAGCGTGATGGTCTTCACTTGGTGCCTGCTCCCTGCGCGGTCTCCGCCGTGCCTTGCTCAAGCCGCTTGTACTCGTCCATTTCGCCAAGAGAGGGGGCAAAGACCATGTCGATACGCTGCTGAACCAGCGGGTTCACCATCGGGATGTTGGCAAATCGGCTGCTGATCTTGTCGCGAGCGAGCTTTTCCTGACGGTCGGCGAACGCCCTGAAGCCGTCGTATGTCAAGAAGTCACGAGTCAGCTCGTCGCGCAGATTTTCGCCGGTCGTCACGGATCCACCGGACCGAGCCTTGAGCGCCGCGTTGACGATCTCCTGAGCGATGTTGCGCATCTCGCGCTGCTCGGGCGTTGTGAACATCTTCTCAAGTTGCGCCTGCACAATCTGCGAAGCTGCGCCCGAGATCGTGCCCTTCTCCTTGCCCTCGATGGCTCCCGCACGAAGCGCATCTGCCACGACGCGCCCGATGCCGAGGTCCCAGAGCTTCTTCTGCTGCTCGACTGGCACAGAGCGCATCGACTTGCGAAGAGCGCCAACCGACTCCGCGTGGTCGCGAGCGGCCTCGTACTCGGGTCCCTTGGTGAGTTGTTCGTACTGAGAGAAGGCCTGCTTCTGCTGCTCGGGATCGAGCCCAGCCATCTTCTGACGAAGCTCCAGGATCTTCGCCATGCCCTCGCCACGAGCGCGGTTCATCGCGACGTAGTTGGCCGCGTTCTTCAGGTCGATGTCGAGCTTGATCTTGCCGCGCTGGAAGTCGAGCTGCGAGATGGCGCCCTTGAGGTTGGCCTTGTCCTTGGCCGTTGCGACGCGCTGCTCGGCGAACTCCAGGGCGCGCTTGTGGTTGTCCATCGACGCGAGCGCCGTCATGGCAAGCGCCTGCTGCTCGGTCGCGCCCATGCGCATCATGTCGTTGAAGTTCGACTGGCCGACCGCGATGCCGTCACGGAGCATCTGGTACTTCTGCAGTTGCTGCTGCGTGTCGCGCTCGACGGCCTTGTCGACCTCCTGCAGGATCTCGTTCGGTCCGATCTGACCAGCCGAACCCTTCAGAGCGCCGACGAGACCAGCCGCGAACGAGAGCGCAGCCGTGCTGACCGGGCTCTCGCCAACCTGACGCAGAACGCGCGCCGGATCGAACTCCTGACGAGCCTGCGCCATCTGCGCCTCGTCCTGCGCCGCACGCTCGCGACGCTGCGCGAACTGCCCAGCTTGCTGCGCGCGAAGGCGCTCAAGGTCGCTGACGTATTGGCGACCCTCGCCGAGCATCGCGGCGCGCTCCTGCTCCTGCACAGGCATCTCGCCCTCGATGGCACTCACGGCGCCACGAATGGCCTCCTGCTGGCCAGCAAGACCGAGGCGCATGTCTTCGTTCATCGAGACGCGCGGGGCGCCACGCATGCCGGCGTAGTACTTCTCCAGTGCAGCAAGCTGCTGCTCCATCGGCGACATCGCTGGACCGGCTGCGCCAGTGGCGCCAGCGGACGGGGGCGCATAAATCGGAGCGCCGCCTGCTGCTCCACCAGCACCCTGACCGTACGGGGTCGCGGATGATGGAGTGTAGGCGGGCGCGAGGTAGTTCACGATGGGCGTCGCGCGCATCGTCTCCAGCACCGGCTCATTGGCGAAACGCGTCATCGGGGAGCCGAGTTCTCCGCGAATTTCGCCACGCATCGCGGCGGCTTCTTGCGCCGCTTGCCGATCTCGCTCAAGCCCCTCTAGCATGCCCTGCGTCGCAAGGGATGACGGCGTCTGTGTTGCCTCGCGAGGCACCGCGACCGACGTACCCATCCTCTGGTCGTACTCGCGCAGCGTCTGCGTGGCGCGGTCCGGCACGTATGCCGGTGCGCGCGACATCTGCTCGTCTTCGGGCGTGGAGTAGAGCTTCTCGACCATCGTGTCCTCTCAGAGTGCGATACCGCCGCCGCCGCGAACGGTCTGGCCCGGCTTGCGTGGCATGCGACCAGGACGAGCCTTGCGGAGGCCCTCGGTCTGTTCGCCCTCGTACGAGAAGGCCATCGGCGTGTTGGTCGGTGCAAGCGACGCAGAGGCGCCCTGCTCGGCAGGCGACTTCATGAAGGGCGACATGGCCGCGACCGCTGCTTGGCGGTCTGCCAGCGTTGCGATCTCGCCCGTGCCCTGCGTCATGCCAGCGGCGTAGTCCACCTGACGCGCAGGGCCGACGTTCGCCGTCGCGAGGTTGCGCTCGGCGCGAAGGTCGGCGACCTGCTGCGCTGGCGCCATCTCGGATGCCGTCACGCCAGGCATCCCGGTGCGTTGCTGGTAGGTCGACCCCTTGGCAACGGGCGCTGTCAGGTCGAACCCGAGAGCGGCGGCGGCCTGCTTGCTCGTGATGCCGCCTTCGCTTGTGGCGGGAGCGGCTGCTCCAGCCATCTCATTGGTCCGCCGCTGGAACGCGGAGCCATAGTCGCTTGCCGACGCCCGGCCCTTGGTGTTCGCCGCATTGTACGCGGCGATCTCATCCTCGGTCAGCTTGTCACCAGAAGCACCTGCGTCTTTTCCGCCAGGAAGGAAGACTTTGGCAAGGCTTCCAAGGGTGCCAGTCACAGCCCCAGAAAGCTCCTGGCGCTTGCGTTGCGCCTCTTCGCCAGCAAGGGCCGAGAGCGCACGCTGCCCGGACGCCACGCCCATCATGGCGCGCTCCTGCTCGCGAGCGCGAAGCTCGGCGAGTTGAGCGGCGTACTGGGCGCCCGTCTCCTGGCCAACGCGCATCGCCTCGCGCTGAAGCCCAGCCTGCTGCTGCGCCGTGCCTCGAGCGGCTTGGCCAGCGAGCTCCTGGGCCGCACGTCCTCGAGCGTACGCGAGCCCAGCCTGCCCCTGCGTCGTGCCACCCTGAGCGATGCGGGCGTACGGCGCGATGGACTGCTCGATGCGCTCGCGCTGCTCTTCCTCGGCGCTCTTGACGCCGAAGAGCCCGCCGAGGGCACGCGTCAGGAACGGGGTCGAGGCGCTGACGGCAGACCCGATGGCGGAGAGGGTGATGGGATCGACGGCCATGGCGCTCCTAGTGCTTCGCTTCCTCGGTAATACGCTTGTTGAGACCGGCCTTCAAGCCGACAACGAGGGCGATGTTGCTGAAGCGCACCGCTCCGGTGAACTGGTTCACCCCACCAACCTGGGCAAGCGTTGCGCATGCCAACTGAAGCAATTGCCCCTTCTGGTTGGCTACGTGCGTCTCCAACTGTAAAAGCCCTTGCACCGCCGCCACCGCGCTTGCTTCCGCCGACGTCCATTGCGACACCTGGAATGCGCTGCCATCGGTCGACAGGCCAAACTGAAAACCCGGCACCCCGGTGCCGTTTACGATGCGCGCCAAGAGGCGGCAACGCTTGGTACGCTGAAACCCTTGCACCTGGTTGAGGGAGAACGGCGCCGTCTGCCAAGACGACTGGATGAACGAGTACGTGTAGGCGTTGGTTGGCGGCGTCGTGTCCTCGAGGCCGTCCACGTACTGGCCGAGCACCTGCTGGTAGACGTAGGCCTGCGACGTCGCGTTGCTGTCGCGCATCGCAAGCCACGGCACCTGTCCGACCATGGCCATCGCCGCTTGCCCTTCGCCGAGGTGGCTAATCTGCCACTCGTACCAGGCGTTGATGAGGTAGCTGTACACGACCACGATGGCCGTCGCCGTCGGATTCGTGCGCGACAGCAGGGTGTTCTGGCAGACGAAGTAGACCTCTTGCGTAGTCGCGTTGTGCGAGACCGAGACGATGTGTGGATACGACGACAGGCGATCGATGACCTTGTCGCCGATGGGCGTGATCTGCAGGTCGGGCGTGAGGAGCTCGATGCTGCGCGTCGACTGAAAGAAGATGCCGATGGGCGTCGAGAGTACGCTCCGGTGGTCGATGCATCCGATGCCTGACGGGAGCCGCGTCGGCTCAGATAGGCTGGAGCTGTTGCCGGTCGCGTCCGGCATGCTGCCAGACACCACGTAGATGTCGTTCTTCTTGAAGACGAAGAGCGACGAGTTCATCGAGGCAAGACCAGTAACCGCGCCGCCGGCCTCGATGGTCAGGGTCAGCAGATCGTTGAAGCCGACCGCATCCGTGGGCGAGAGCTCCTTGCTGAACCACACCACAGTCGGATCGTCCGCGCCACCGACGACGAGACGGTTCTGGTGTACGCACATGGCTTTGCAGCCAGGCGTCGCCACGTTGTCGAGCACGCCACCCGTCGTGTACAGGTAGGGCTCGCGCAGCATGCCCATGTAGTCGCCGGTCGGGCCGTCGAAGATGGCGTTGGACGCATCCGACGCACCAGGGCTCGATGGCGGGCGGTTGATGTTTGTCGTGACGTAGCCGCACGGGTTGCTGGCTGCGTATGGCGTGCTTGCGTAGGGCACGACGCCGCGCGTCGCGTTGCGCGGGACGACGAAGTCGCTGATTGGGTTCTGGAAGTTCGCCCACGGCATGCGGTACATCACCGTCGAGAATGGCTCACAGGTGGAGTACGGCTGCAGGAGTACGCGGCGAGGATCGGCCGCTGCCGACGACTGACGATTGGTCAGCTCCAGGCGCGGAGCGAAAAAGCCCCACTTGTAGCGAGAGACTTCGCCACCTGCGCGACGACGACCCGAGGTTCCTGGCGAGTCATCCGGGCTCCAGATCTCCGCGCAGATGGTGTATTGCTGCGGCGAGGACGGGGCAGAGCGAACCATGCGCCCAGTTCCGTCCGCGAATTCGTAGCACCACGACATGAGGAAGTCGCCGCCGGCTTCCGCCTGCGTGTACGCGCTCTCCGCGTTGCTCGGAAACGTCCAGCCGCGCGCCGCCCGCGGTGCCCACAGGAAGTACGCCGAGAGGTTCGACGTGCCCGCCTGCTGTCGACGAAGCGCATTGTACGGCGACGCCGACTCGAAGTCGGTTGGCGTAGCCTGGAAGCGCCCGTAGTAGTGCGGGCCGTAGAAGTCCACGCCCCCACGGGCGCCGACCTTCGTCGTCGTCGAGAACTGCTGAAGGCGCGCATCTGCGTAGATCGCCTCGTAGTTCTGCGACGGGTCTCCGCCCCAGTTCGTCTTCACCTGCTCCCAGCGAGACGGATACGTGCCGCCGTTCAGCCCGGCCTCGTACACGAAGTATGGGCGCGTGATGTTGTAGAGCATCGCGTGCGTGCGTAGGAGCCCCGGAGAACCGCTCGTGGCACTGAACTGCTCGAAGAACCGCGTCGACTGATACGGATCGCTCGCGATGTAGGCCGGCTGCACAGACCCGTCGCTCCACGACACGCTCGTCAGGTCGCGCTGCGGCCAGAGCAGCATCCCAGACTCGCTTGCGTTGACGCCGTCAAAAACCGAGAGTAGGCCGCCGTTGATGAACGTGTAGTCGCTCATGCGCAGCAGACTGCGGTAGTTCTGAGGCGTGTACTCGTAGTCGATGGCGAAGCACTCCTGCGTGCCCTTCGAGCTGCCATTCCGCAGCGCGCCCATCGTGAGACCTTCGTCGGTCACGCGCAGCGCCGGCACGTTGAGCGGCACGGAGGTCACGCGCATGAGGTTCGCGGCCTCGACGAACATGCCCTTGTTACCGACGTATTGGAAGAGCGAGGGATTCGGGCGAGGCTCGAGGCCGGTTCCATCAGGAACGACGATACCGACATCGTCTGTCACCGCGAGCCGAAGCAGGAAAGTGCTCGCCTGCGAATCGTCCCCTGCCGGAGAGACGGCTGTGTAGAACTTGCCATTGTCCTTCACGAGGCCGCCGACGAGGCGCCACGGACCGCCCATTGCGCAGGACAGCGCGCTCTTGGCCACCGAGCCACCGAAGATCGGTACGAGCGGGTCATACTCCACCACAAGGGCGGAGGTGTACCGGTAGAACTCGCAGAAATTGTTGTACCGCATCGGGCTGGCTGCACCGAACGGCGCGTCGGCCTGTGGGTTCGTGACCGGCGTCGCGCTCGTGCTCGACAGCACCACGAGATCGAGCCCGGCCGCGTGCGCCACGGACCATCGATGCACGCAGTGCTCCTGCTGATTGGTCCAGGAGAAGTAGAAGTTGCTGACCGAGGTGTCGCTGTTGCGGTTTGGCTGGTCAGCGCCCTGTGGCTCCTGCAGAAGGCTGTGCGTGACGTTCCACGCAGCCGCGCCGACGAGAGTCCCAGCTCCCACAACGGTCGGATCAAACTGGATGCCGACGAGCGACGTGCCGGGGCCAACGAACGCGTACCCGCCGGGCAGCGCGCCACCAAGCGGATTCTCGATGGCCACGCTGATGATTGCGCCGCTTCTGATGCAGACGGTCGCCGTGGCAATGACGTTGCCAGCGGGCGCATCAAGAACGTCAACGGACGAGAAGACGCCGTTCGTGAACCCTGTGTTATTGACGCCAGGAGCAGGGATCGTGATGAGGTTGACCTGCCGGTCTGGGTTCGGAACGGCCGTAGGCATGAACGCGATGTCGAGGCCACCCGGATAGGAGTGCGCAGTCTGCGGATACGCTCCGCGCACCTGCGAAAACTGCAGCCCGCTGCCATCGAGCCCCGCCGTGAGGCCCATGAACGGGCGTGACGCCGACGGCGTCAGCGTGAACAGTTCGTCTCCTCCAATGCCGCCCGTGCACATGTAGGTCTGCCGTGGCGCATACGGGTCGTCCAGCGTCAGTTGAACGGTCCACTCACTGTTTGCGTTCGGTACGCTACCACCTTGGTCGTACGGGCCATTCTGCGGAAGGACTGTCGTGAGAGCGTTGACCGTCGTCTTCAGCGGTCGCGTCGTGCGAGGAGCGCCGCTGTAGTAGATTGGAGCCGCCGTCGTTGCGGTGACCTGTGTGACGTCGTCGTTCGTCTGGAAGCCGATGTATGGGATGTACTTGTATCCCTGCACCGTGAGCGCCGCTACGCCTGCCGTGGACGACGCCACGAGCCGTCCGAGCGCCAACTGCCCATCGAGCTTTGGCGTCGCTATTCCCTCTGGACCGTACTGGCGCGCGATGACGCGAATGCCAATGGAGAACGTACCCGTCCAGTCCGTAGACGGAACAGGCGCAGCCGTCATCGCGGGCTCCTGCTCAAGGACGACGCCTCGGTTTGCCCACGGAACGAAGTAGAACGAGCCGGTGCCCGTGCGTGGGAGGATGTCCGCGATGGGCGCAGCGATCGGCGTGATGATGCCCGTATTCGGGTCGACCGTGCCGAGGTTCGCCTCGACGCGGGCAGCCGTCACGTTGCTTGCCGTGTCGTCCTCGCACACAACCCACGCGATCGTGTGCGCAACAGCTCCCTGCATGCCCACGACGTCGAAGCATCGGTGCGTGTTGACGATGGACGTCACGAAGGTGGTCGGCACGATGCGGGTCTGCAGCGGTGCGCCCGTGCTTTTGTCGAACAGAACCGACTCGATGCGGTCGTTGACGTAGTCGAACCAGAACGCCATGGGCGTGGCGACCGCTGTCAGGTCGCGTACGGTGATGAGGCGCAGGTTCGTTGCGCGCGTCACGGGGGCGCCACCAGAGTCGTTGAGACGCGTAGGCGGCACGATGTACGCTTTGGTGTCTGCCCATTGGACGGAGTAGTAGACCGAGTTGCCGTCTCCAGGCACCTGGTCGAGCATCATACGGTCCGACGATAGCTCCTGGCCCGTACGCTTGCCGGTCACCCAGACGGTGATGCGCTTGGTCTCGTTGTCGAACAGGAGGCTCTCGATCTCAATGATGCTGCCGCCCGTCGAGGAGACATCCGCGAGTGTGCCGACGTACTCCGGCAGGTCGTTGACCTCGCGGAACCCATGGTCGGCATCCGAGCCAACGTGCTCGTAGAACTTCCCACCCGCGGCGAGCACAGCCCTCGTCCCGGTCGGCGAGGCGTACGCGCCAATCGCTTCGATCTTGTTGCTGACGAGCTGCGTCGCGCCACTGCTGTCGCGGAACGCCGTCGCGGGCTCGATGACCGTTGGGCTCTTGGTGACGAGGTTGAAGCCCTGCCGCGTGTCGAACGCGCCCTTCTTGATCGCCTGCACGTTGACGAGCTGCAGCATCTCAGTGCCCTGCACCGAGAAGACGTCGTCCTCTTCGTTGATGCCTCCGACCAGGGGGACGTTGACGACACGCTCTTCCATCACCGAATCTCCAACTGCAGACGAACGGGGTCGAGAATATCATTCCCGTCCGCGTCCTTGGGGGCGATGTAGCGCAGCCTCATGATCTTCTGCCCAAGGGGGCCAGCCACCGGCACGAGCTGCAGGTTCGGCACGGCCGCGGGTGCGCTGCTCGCGAGCGGCGTGTTCGTCAGCACCTTGCCGATGTTGAAGCCGTTCGGGATGCGACCGAGATTGTGCGGCACGTCGACCGTCTGGCCAGGCCGGAAGACCACGCCCTGATCAGGCTTGTTCTTGATGAGCGACTTGACCGTCGTCTGGTTCGGCGGCCCGTTGCGCACGGACTCGGTCGTCTGCCTGACGACGTCCTGCAGCTTGTCGACCGTCGCGTCGCCGGTCGGCGCCGGGGTGTACTGCTGCGGCTTCGTCTGTGCCATGGCTCACCTCCAGGGGAATGCGCGGCGACTCAGGTTGTTGACGTTACGAATCTTCTCGGGCTGCGAGGCGTCGCGCTCGGATGCGTGAAGCTGGAAGCGGGAGAAGAGCTCGTCGCGCACCGCCTTGATGGCGGCGGCCTGCTCGATGCTCTCCTCCTTTAGAAGACACTTGATGGCCGCGTCCTTCACGACCCACTCGTCCCAGCCCGCGCGCCCATCGACGCGGTCCGTACCGACGAGCATCTTGTACGGGGCGGGGTAGTACCACACGCGGTAGGTGCCGCTGATCATCGGGGCGATGCTGAGCTTCTCACGGCCGTTCCAGGTGTAGACCCGGTAGAGCGGAAGCGAGGCAAAGCCTGGTCCGTAGTACTCGTTCGCCTGCCGCAGGATGTTCTGCTGGTCCCACTGGTAGCGGCGCAACGGGTTCCAGAACGTCGTGCTGCCGGCGGAGGAGTCCGAGGCCCACACGCCCTTGCACTTGTAGAAGTCCGAGTCGATCTTGACCGTGGCGGATGCCGTCGTGTTCGCTCCCTGAGCCACGACGAGGATCGTGTCGTCGGATGTCAGGTTCATCGACGTGTAGTTGATGCCCGCGCTCGTGATCGTCATCGACGTGATGAGCCCGGCGGATGCCACGATGTCCACCGTCGCAGTTCCATTCGTGCCCTGCACGAGGATCGCGGTGCCTGTCGTGTAGCCCGCGCCGGTCGTGAACGATGCGATGGTACGCACGAGGCCCGTCCGGCCGTCGTTGAGGATATCAAACTCTCCTGCGCTGCTGGCGAGACTCGAAGGGAGGTCGACATAGCGCAGGAGGTATTCCTGGTCGAAGAGGACGATCCGGTCGTAGAGCTCGGCCCACGACTGGTTGATGTAGGCTTGAACCTCCGCGGACGTCACGAACTGCGAGTTCACCATGTCGGCTTCACGCCGCACGGCCAGTTCGAGTTCAGCGAGCGTCCGGGAGTATGCCATCTGTCAGTCCTCTTCCTCGTATCCGCAGGACTTCACGGCGTCCTTGAAAAGCGCCGCAGCCTGCTCCCACTTGCCCTTGGCTTTCGCCTCTTCGTAGGCCTTGAGCACGGAGCCGAGCTCCGCGTCCATGCCCATCTCTTCGCCCTCGCCCTCGTCTTCGGAAGCGAGGGAAGGGGAGGAGCCGCGCTCCTTCCCCATCCCCGGCTTCTTCTTGCCGATGGCGATCATGAGGGCCATGCCGCCTTTGCCCTTCATCACGCAGGCACCGAGCTAAGGGTGCAAACGAGAGCGAGCGAAAGTTCGGAGCCGCTCGGCGGGTCGCCGGCGCCACCGTTCTGCGGGTTGACCGTCGAGAACGTCACCGAGCTCGTCGTCGTCGCCGTCGGAACGATGATGACGTGGTTGCCGGCAGCGTACGGGGTCGCCGTGACGCTGCCAGACACATCGACAATCGTGTAGACGGACGACGCGTTGTCGAGCGTCACCGTGTAGACGCCCGCGCTGGCGCGAGTCACGGTGAGGCCACGACCAGCGACGACGCCGGTAACGGCTCCAGAAGCGCCGATGGACACTCGCGTGAACAGCGTCGCCTGCTGGACGAGGTTGGTCCCCTTCTGTGGGTACAGGTATCGGTTCAGTGCCATGATTCGGCTCCTTTCTCAGGCTCCGATCAGAGACCGAAGTTGGTGATGACGATGTTCGCGCCCGGGTTCGAGCAGATGAACTGGCCGTAGTGACCGAAGCGGATCTCGTACTGGTCCGCATCGACGACGCGGAGGAAGTCGTTGTTGTCCCAGTCGAGGAGCTGCGGCGCCGGACCGAGCGTGCTGAGCTCCCACGAGGAGAGTTGGAGCATGAACGCCTTGTTGCGCGGGCAGAACGGGGCCGAGATGATCTTCATCGGACCGTTCATGCCGTCGTACTCGATGGCCTTGAACGAGACGCCCGCCACGTTGCTCACGACGCGGTCGTAGACGATGTCCGAACCGAGCGCCTTCTTGAGGTTCTGGAGGTCGATCGGGTTCACCACGATGGTGTCCGGGCTGCCCACACCCTGGATGGCGACCTGGGCCTCGGCCTCCATGAGGGCCTCGTTCATCGGGAGACCGGTCGCCACGAGGCGCTGGCCGCCGAGGCGGACAGGATCGGCCGAGCGGTTGAGTTGCCAGAACGAGTCCGTCGGGGAGATGCTCGCCGGGATCCACGCCTGGATGCCGGTCACGACGCCGTTGGCCGAGCCCTGCGTGGCCGTACCAACCGAGGCCACCGGAAGGAAGTCACCCGCGCGCGAGATGACGTCGTTCGCAGCGGGAGCCACAGCGAAGGTCGGCAGGAACGAGGCACCGTTGACGAGGCAGGTGACGTCGATGGTGCCAGCCTTGCGATCGATAGCCGTGACGTAGAGGCCGTCACTGCCCGCGTTCGTCTCCGGGCGCGCCGTGTTCGGCAGCGTGTAGAAGTTCAGACGCATGCCGAGGTTGAAGTAGACCGCGTCCGCGGGCGTCGCGAGTTGCACACGGAACGCCGTGGCGATGGCCGGGCTCGGGCTCGTGTACGTGGAGACCACGCCACGGACGCCGGTGCCGTCGCCGAAGAGCTGGAACTCGAGATCCGCCATCTCGTTCTTCGAGATGCCGTCCGTCTCGTTGTTCCAGAGGTCGACGAGCGCGCCGCTCGTGCGGACCGCCGCCTTCATGGTCTCGCCGTCCATGCGGAGGATGCCGTAGTGGCGCGTGCGGTAGACCTGGAAGCGGTTGTACGAGCCGCCGCCACCGCGGAGACCCTCGGTCGCGATCTGGCGCGCGACGGAGAAGTCGCTCGAGGAGCCCTGCGGACGCTCGTTCTGGAGCGCCACGACCTTGAACTCACCGTCGAAGTTCGTCGTCTTCTTGACGAGCGAGAGGAGCGGGAAGTCCTTGTAGAGCGCCTGCGGAAGGGCGCCGTCCGGGTACTTGATCTTGAGGATCGACTGAACGGCTGCGAACGTCGGATTGGTGTACGGCATGATTCACTCCTAGTTGGTTGCTGCTTGCTTGCTTTTGTTGACTGCGGCCACGAGGGCAGCCCGCTGCTCTTCAGCAGAGAGCTGTCCAAACGGCTTGCCAGCAGTCCGCGTTTCGCTGGCAGCCTTGGTCGAGATGGTCTTCGCCGAGCCAGGCTTCTTGGCCGCAGGCGAGGACGCGGCAGCCGGAGCCGCCTTGCCGGAGAGTCGCTCGAGCCGAGCCTTGTACTTGCTCTCGAGGTGACGGATGACCGCGCGGTCGTCCGGGGCTTCGCCGTGCTGCTCCTCGTGGAGCTCGGCGATGCGCTGCGCCTCGATCCAGAGCGGCTCGGGGTCGTCCTGGAACATGTTGAAGAGCGTCGGGTACTCGCGCTCGCTCACCTGCCCGAGGAACTCGCGGCGGGCCTCCTGGAGCATCTGGCGCTGCTGCTGCTCTTCCTTCTGCGCACGCAGCTCCTCGCGCTCCTTCTGAAGCTCGCGGATCTGCTGCTTGACCTCGTCGATCTCGGAGAACGTCCCGTCGTGGAACTGCCCCTCGCGCATGCCCGCGTCGATGAGCTCCTGGAAGTCGAAGCCGAACTCCTTGAACGTGCGAGCCGGGGCGCGGCGGAGCTTGCGGAAGATGTCCTCCACGACCTCCTTGCGCGACATGTTGACGCGCTCGTCGGCCTTCTCGAGCTTCGCTTCGAGCTCGCGCGCGCGAGACTCGGCTTGGCGCACGCGGCGCTCGGCCGCCTGGCGCACCGCCAGGATCTGGTCGGCGATGTCGGGCTGGGTCTCCTCGGTCTCTTCCTCGGTCTCCTCGGCTGCGGGCTCCTCGCCATCCTCGCCAGCCTGCGCCTCGGCCTCCACGGGCTGCTCGTCGGCAGCCGGCGCGTCGCTGGCTTCGAGGGTCGCGGTCTCCTCGGCCGGTGCTTCGGGCGCGGTCTCCTCGGCGGGAGCAGACGTTTCGATGGCGGCCTTTGCGGCTGCCTGCATTCGCGCGTACAGGTCGTCAGACATTGGGTGGTTCCTCCATTGGCGGCGCTTCTGGCGCCGGTGCTCCTGCGGGCGGCTGCTGCGCGGCGGCCTGAGCGGCTTGCTGCTCGGCCTGCATCTGCGCGATGAGCGCCTCGATCTTGTTCAGGTACTCGTTGAGCTCCGCGACGCGGTCCTCGGGGACGCCATCGACGCGGGCCTTGTTGTAGTGGCGGCGCGCGCGGTCGTACGCGACGTCGAGCAGCAGGCGCTTGTCGGGGTCCGGGTACGGCTCGCCGCGGAGGATGAGCGCGCAGGTCTTGTCGACGATGTCGATGTCCGACGTCTCCATGTCGCGCGTGGCGACGATGTCGCCGAGGTCGAGCAGGTGCGCGATCTCGCGGCGGTCGACGAAGATCTTCCGGTCGACGAGCTCCATGACCTCCTGGAACTTCGCGGCCTTGGACTGGGAGAGCGAGGAGATAGGCTCACAGCGTAGCGTGTACTCGCGGCGGTCCATCTGGACATCAGACCAGTTGATCCGCTCGAGCGCGCCCTGACCTGGAGCCAGGATCTCCACCTGTTCGCCAGCCTCGGACGCCTCTTCGCAGGCATCGACGATGAGCCAGCCGATGTCGACGTGGAACTGGCGCACGGCCTCGTGCGCGACGCGGAACCGCGCGTCTTCCATGTCGTCGTAGACGTTGAGGGCACGGCCCGACGCCTGCCGCAGACCTGCCGGAAGGACACTCTGAGCAGCGAGCTCGCTGATGCCCTGATAGCGCAGCATGTTCTGCGCGATCATGTCCTTGTAGGCGTAGGTGTCCGGGTGGACCGGCTGCGGGTTGAAGACGTCCGGCTTCTGCCCGTTGTACTCGATGATGGTGCCGACATCGTTGTCGATCTTGGTTTTCCCAAGCGTGCCCGCCTGCACCATGATGTGGCTGCCGCCCATGAGGTCGTGCGCCACCTGAATCTTCGTCGAGAGCTTGTCGTACTCGTCCTGCGCAGCCGCGAGGTCGAGCGCCATCGACGGACCGTAGAAGCCCGAGAGGACGGCGTTGAGCCGAAGGAACGCGAACCCGAAGTTCGTGTTGCGGACCCACGGCGTCGAGACGAGCGTACCCGTCGAGAGCGCGATGACGCGCAGCCCGTCGGTCGCCTTCGGCCCCGATGCAAGGTGCGTTGCCTCGTAGACCAGGATCTGGTCCGAGTACCGCCCGCTGTTCATGTACGTCGAGTCGTCGTCGGCAGGCTTTGGTGCATCGAAGATGGCCTTGCGACGGTCAGCCTGCGAGCCGTAGAGCCCAGGCTGGTCCTCGCCACCGAACGCCTCAAGCACGACCGAGCGGTCCATGTAGCAGCGGTGGTAGAGGCAGCGCGGCGTGCCGTAGCGGGCCTCGGCCTCGGACACGAGCAGGTCGAAGATCGGGATACGCTCGATCTGGACCGTGCCGTCCTGCACATAGACCTTGACCGCCGCCGTGCCGAACACGAGGACGTCGAGCAGAAGCTGCGGGTAGATCTTGGAGTAGCTCGCGGCGTAGAAGGCGCCGTGCAGGAAGCGGTCGAGGCGCTGCGCGCGGTACCGCTGGAGAAAGTCGCCACCGACCGTCAGCGAACTCGGCAGAGGCATCTGCCGCGCAAGTTTCGCCTGCATCGTGTTGATGGCATTGGCAGCGACGTTGAACGACACCCGGTCGTCCCACGCGCTCTTGATCGGCATGCCGAACATGCGGAGGTCCGTGCCGTACACCTCGCCAGCACGGCTCCACATGCCCCTACGGGTCGATGCCTCGTTGCGAATCGAGGTCACAGCGGAGACGACTGCGTCCGCGGGGTCTTCCTCCCGCTCGTGAACGAGCCACCACGCGTCGGTCGTCTCCATGATACCCGGCATGTCTGGCCAAGTATCCAGTTTTCCAGTGAGCCCTCAAGGACGAAACAAGCGACTTTTGGCCGCACGGTCATTTTTGCGACGTAACTTCTTTTCCAGGGTATTCCAGATCTGCTTCTCCTCCTCCGGCATGCCCTGGTAGTCGTCCTCGAAGGAGCCCTGCGCGCGGCTGAGCGATTCCTCGTGCCAGCGCGTGAGGGCCATGCAGATGGCGGGAGCGTAGTCGGCGTGGCGCCCGTCGTTCGTGCGCGTCAGGTCGATACTGATGCCGTTCTGCGTGTACCGCTTCACGACGCGCTGCATATCTTGGCGCACGAGCGGGTCCGGCGGGAGCTCGACCTCGCCGATCTCGAACATGGTTCGCAGCGTCATGTACCGCTTGCTGCGCTCGCCGTTGGTCCAGTGGTGGGGCACGAGCACGAGCCCAACCTGGAACGCGAGGTCTCGGAGGGCGTCACCCATGTACTGGTCGCTGTCGAGGACGGTCACTCGGTAGGCCCGGAGGATGTGCGCGATCTCCTCGAGCACGGCGAGCGGACGCAGGGGATTCGCAGGGCTCCCGGTCCACTGCTTGGCCAAGCAAATAACTTTTTGCTTACGACCTGAGCCCGTGGCGACGACCAGTGTGAACGAGTTGCCACGCGTCGCGGGGTCGATGGCCGCGGTGTACGTCGCGCCGGGCAGCGGCGGAGCCACGAGCGGCTCCTTCCGCGTCGCCGTGTCGAGCATGGAGGTCGTAAAGAGCGCCTCCTCGGGATCGGCGAAGTCGGCCTCGATGTCGGTGCGGTAGATGCGCGGGTCGCGCTTGGCGATCTCGAGCTTGTCGGGCGTCCAGATGAGCGGGGCCATGTCGTAGGCCGGCGCCTTGACCACGATGCAGTCGCGGTCCGGCTTTCCCCAGCGTTCCTTCACGAGATCGTAGAGAAACCCCATCGGAGCCCACGGAGAGCTGATGTAGACGAGCTGCGCGCCCGGCAGGATGCGCAGAAGCACGGCGTCGCGCAGGTCGTTGACAGAGACGGCGGCGTCGTCCGAGCCCCAGCGCGCCACCTCGTCGAGGATCACGCCCGCCGACCAGCGCGCGACGAGCGAGGAGCCCGCTTTCGAGCTCGCGACGACCTTGATTTCGACCGGGCGCCCGCTCGGATGGCGGATCATGAGCGTATCGGCGGTCGGAGTCTCCAAAATCAGCTTGGAAAGGATGGGGGACGCCATCATCCGGCCCACGATGTGGCCGAAGACGACGTCCGCGAGGTCTTTCGACAGCGAAACGATGGATATACGAGGGATTTCGCCCGGTCCTAGCCTGGAAAGGTCGGCCCGCTGCGACCAGTGGACTGCCAGCGCCGCTGCCGAGAGGCTTTTCGCGGTACGAATGCCTGAGACGATGGCAAATTCCGCAGGTTTGACCGGATCCGGCAGGCGTCCTCCAAACGCGCGGGCGACTGCGGGGTCTTCCGCAAGATCATCCAGAGGGCGACCGTCGGCAACACGAGCAATCGCGCGCTGCAGAGGGCTAGCAGTAGTAAGACCGAAGCCCAGAGGGCTCGTGAGAAGGCCCTCGAAGTGGACGAGCGACTTCGCTTCGAGCTGCTGCTTGACCGCAGTCTCGAACGATTCGAGGATCGCATCGGCCTTCTTGCTCATGGGAGCTTGCGCGGGCGACCGCGACGCTTCGGCGCATCCTCTGTCGTGGCGACGGCCTCGCTGCCGATGTTGAGGCTGTCCAGAACCTGCTCGACGGTCACCTGACGCGGGTCCACAGCGGGCGCCACGGGCTTCTCCTCCTCGCGGAGTTGGAGCTCGACGACGTTGTTCAGCGGGACCGCGAGGTTCCCGGCGCGCACGAGACCGTCCTCGAGCCGCAGGTCAACGTGCTTTGGACGGTACAGGGTCGTCGTGATCCGGCTCGCGTCCGCCGGGTCGTACACTCCCTTGAGGAAGATAGCGCGCTTGAGTTCTTGCATGATGGCTCCTTGCGAGTGGCTCGAGGGCCTCGATGCAGGCCAGCGAGAGTTGTTGGGTGTGTTGGAAGTCGGGGGAGACGAGCTTCACCCAGCCGTCTCCGAAGCTGTGGATGCTCCATCCCATGGCGGCGGCGATGGGCTCGGCGTACTTGCGCCAGCCGTCGCAGTAGGCCTTGGCGCCTTGGACCATGCGTCCGCCCGGCACGGCCTTCCTAGGCGGTGGTTCGAACTTGGGGCGGTCCCCTTTGGGGATGAACATCGGGTCGAACTTCTCGTGCTTGGTCATGGCTTCATGGCCTCCAG